TTGGGTATCAAAAAACCGACCCGGGCATTACGTCCGAGGTCGGCTAGTTTGAGCATTATGTGAAAAGGACACCTGGGCTGCCCGAAGGGGCTGCCGGGATGTCCTCACCGCTAGGGTAGCACACTCACGGAATGTGGACAATATTTCCTGCATGATCTATGACAATCACTTGGGTAAGATGGCGACCCTGCATACCTTGCCGGACATCCCCGATCGATTTCTTATCGTCGAGTTCGCTACGGCGCAGATCGAGGACCAGGCGTTCAGCCTGTTTCCCCGCTCGCTTCATCTGCGAATCGACGGTGTTCTTGCCTTCCCCCGTGGGCGCTTTGAACTCCCAGACCTGCTGATTCATTTCCACGTCTGGGTTCTTCACACCTTTTTCGCGCGAATCTATGCGGAACAGCACGTCCACTCCCTCTTCCGCCAGGCGCAGCGCCGTGAGCACCTCATGCTCACTGGGCGCGTCTCTGACCGACGCTGCCGGGATGAACACCCGCCCGTCCCCATGCCCCGGATACCGGAATTCTCCGGGAATCCCCGTCACGTCCCCACCCTCATACTGAAGCGTCTTATGCCATTTTTCGGCAGGAACGCTCAGCAGACGCTTTAAACGATCAGAGTCATCCGGCGGTTGTGCCGTGGTCTTCTTCGGGGGCTTGGGAGGCTTAGGCGGCTCAGCCCCACCCGCCTTGGTCTTAGGCTTCGCCTTGGGCTGCGCCCACGACAACGTCGGCCCATACTCGCCGTGTTCACTGACCGTCAGGAGCTTCCGATAATCCGGAGTGCGCCCACCCCGATCAGACACCCCGAGACGGTCAGCCGTGATCTGGTGAACCTGTTCGAGCAAGTCCTCGTCAATCACCTGATTGACCGCCAGGCCCGGAGGAAGAGGCTGCACATCGCAGTCACACCCCGGGTGAATCGGCAGCAGGTCACCACGGTAATAGCGCTGCGTCGACGCAACCACACACAGGGCGCAATTCTCACGCCCCGTGAGCACACGCCGATAGAACTGCCCCTCCGCCGGGTAGCCCCTCATCGACTGACGAGACGCATGCACCTTCGCCAGCTGCATGTCCCCACCGATCAACTGCGTGAGCCGCAGCCGCCNGACGGCTGGGCGCCGGTAGACGACGCGCGGGTCGACGCCGCGAGCACCGCGTATCTCGTCCTGGTCGATGGACGGGAGGACGACCTTCCAACCGAGCTCGCGGGCGCACTGGGCGAGGTATGCGCGCGTCAGATCAGCTATGCGGAGCTGGCCTGCGGTCACTCTGGGGGTGATCGCTTGAATCATGTCCTCGACGGCGCTGGCCCTGTAGTGCGGGAGCGAGTCCCAGTAGGCCTGTCCGAAGGCGGTGATCTGCTGTCGGATTGCGTGGACCTGGCTGTCATACGCCTCAGTGAGGCGGTTGAGCGAGTCCAGGTCCGGCATTGTTACTTCTCCTCGAGTGTCGCTGACTGTGTCTCTGGGAGCCTGAGCGCGACGGGGACGGCGCCCGTGAATCGGATTCCGTCGAGGCCGACGACCTCCGACGCTGATTCAGGAGCGACGCCGGCGCGGATCGCCGTGCCGAGGGCGTCAAACCTGAGTTTCAGGTCTGCTGGGTCTCCCCCCCGTACCCGGGGTTGCAGCTTCGTCTGTCAGCTGCGGCTGCGGCTTGTCTTGGAGCGCGAATGCCAACGCGATCTGTTCCTCAGCACGGCGTTGCTTGTCCTGTGCGATCTGCTCGGGGCTGTAGCCGAGGATGTTGCGCTGGATCGTCTCCAACGCTTCGCCGGCGTTGCGTGCCTGGACGGCCGCAGCGTATTTCTCCGTGAGGGAGACAGCGTGCGGCGGGACGAACAGAACCTCCACGGTCTCTGCCTCGTCTAGCGCGTATCCCTCGACCGCGAGCGCCTTGACGATGAGGTAGGCGAGCGCGGGCTTGAAACGTTCGATCCTGTCGCCTGCCTTGGAGAGGAGGGCCTTCTGGGGTTGCTCGGCTCCCGCCGCCGACTGGTTTGCGGAGTCCGGGAGCATGATCGAGAGGGGCGTTGAGGTCTCGGCGGCCAATTCGCGCCAGTCGTCCTTGGTCGCGTTGAGAATCTCGGTGATCTGGGTTTGCGAGGACTCCCAGATTTCCACACCCGGGGGCAGCTCCCACAGGGCTGCGGGCGAGGGCTCGAAGATCGCCTGGTAGTCGATCGCGTTCCCGGACTCGTCCTCGGCCGGCAGACCTGCCGATCCCTCAGCAGACTTCAGTGCTCGCTGCCGGAAGGCCTGCATCGAGATAATGACCAAGCGCTGCAACGTCTGCCAGTTGATGCGGTCGATCAGGTCGAGCACGTGCTCAAACTCGCCCATCCCAAAACGGTTCTCGAGGACCACAACCGGGGGCGCTCCCTCGAAGGGCTGGACGCCACCGAGGTCGAGACGCCAATCTCCGGACACCCGAGAGATCAGCTGCCGCGACTTGTCGTAGGCCGATCGCGTGTAGGACATGCGCAGGCCCGGCGTCCACATCACGAGGTGGTCGAGGCCGGCCGCCTGGTCTCGCCAGACCTTCACGGCCGCGAGCGCACGCCAGGGCTTGACCGGGTCAGGCTCGACGTACATGTGTTCGGGACGCTCGTAGGTGACACACGCTCGGCCGTCTTCGTCCTGGGTGACCAGGAGGTAGCCATGGCCGAGGGTGGCCGCGTCCCAGATCGCGTCCGAGAAGACCACTTTGAGGCGGTTGTCGCGCCAGATGCGCGCCGCTGCCTGCGCGGCAGGGCTGTCCTCGCTGGCTCCGACTGTCACCCCGTTGGGGATGAGACGATCCACGAGCGCGGACACGACGAGCTTGCCCGGATTGGTGCGCGCACGCCTCTGGAACTTCAGCCACGCCTTCGCGAGATTAGGGCCCATCTCCGGCAAGGGGGATGACCCATTGGTGTAGGAGCGCAGGAGGTCCGTTCGCGGACGCTCCTTGTCCATCTTTGCAGTGAGGTAGGCGAGCCATTCCTCGGGCGTTTTCGTCATGAGGTGGGGCCTCCTCCCCCAGCGTGTTAGTAGAGCCGCCTCGGTGCGCGGCGGCTGGTTTGCTTGGCTGCGCCCTTGCCGACGGCGTCGAGTCCGGCCGTGTAGGCGAACATGGCGCCCCAGGCGGCGTCAATCTTCGAGTAGTCCTGGTCATCCGCCGGCTTGACGAGGACGTACCCCGATTGCCTGGGCGACTTGCGGGCGTTGAGCAGGTGCGCCGTCATTGTCGGGTCACCGTCGTAGGTAATGAGGCCCTGGTGGATCGCAGACAAAAGTTGCGCGAAGTTCTCGCAGGTCTTGGCAACGTTTCGCTGCGGGTACCTGATCGGCTCGGACGCACTGATCTTGGCGCGCAGGCGGCGCGAGTAGCGCGCCTCCCAGCCCTTCACATCCTGAGCCCAGCCAGCCGACGGGTCTGCGTAGAACCCCACCACATTGAATCGCTCGAAAGCGTCGCGCACGGTCTGCTCGACTTCGAG